GCCGCAAGGCCAGCTGCGCCGAGGGCCGATGCCGCGATAGTAAAGTCGTCCAGATTTTCGGTAAGCACTACGATTGCCTGACCTACTGTGGACACCGCAGTATTCACAGTTGAAGACGATCCGACGAATTCAAGCATATTCGTTCGGGCTATCTCCATCGACTGTCCAAATGCCATCACCGTCTTACCGAAATCTTCTTCAACAGAGGAACTGGCTTTTTGCAGAGCGGCTACAACTATGTCAGCAGTTATTCCGCCCTCGGCAGCGAAATCACGTAACTCCCCAATGGTCTTTCCTGTGGCGTCTGCTATTGCCCTCATTATGGTTGGGGCTTGCTCCGCTACGGAGTTAAATTCGTCCCCGCGCAAAGCTCCAGCGGCAAGGCCCTGACCTAATTGACGTATTGCCCCAGCGGCCTCCTGCGCGGTAGCCCCGGATAAGGCAAAAGCTTTATTTATCGTTGAGGTCAGCGCCAATGTCTCGGTCTGGGAAAGGTTAAGCTGATCAGTCGATAGGGCCAGTTTTTGATACAACTCCGTCGTCGCAGACACATTTGAACGGGTGTCTCTGGCGATGTCGAAAAGGGATTTTGTGACCGTGGTTAATTCTTCTGTGCCATCAGTGACCTGCTTCAACTTGTTCTGAAGAGAAGTGTATTCATCAGCCGCGTCTTTGATATTTCCACTGAGGATCGCGGCCCCGTAGGAAGCTGCTGCTGCCGCTGCGACCTTCAAAGTTTGGCCAAATGCTGAGGTCGCTGTGTTGGCGTCTTTGCTGGTCTTGGTGAATTTGCTGGTCGAACGCTCAGCTTGCTCTGCGGATGCAGAGAATTTATCTAGGTCTGTGTCGGCGGTTCGAACTTGTCTGGAGTCAACCCGTATGCTTAAACTAGCAATATCATCAGCCATTAAAATAAACTCCTAAGCTTTTTGTCTGCGCTCTCACGCATCTGGGTTAATTCTTCTTGTTCAAACTCTTCCGCGTATGGAGCCTCACAGTGCGGATTTTCACTTATGTACGATTGGTAACAGTATTGCTTTGACATCTTGATCAGCGCCCCGACTTCAAAGTCAGTAATCTCTATCCCTGTCAACGTTACCCAATTCATGATTTCAGTATAACTGATTGGAACATTACCGGCCATTCCCGTTGCCGCTGGCCCTATCTCAAAGAACCATCCAAGAATGTGTTCGTAGGCTTCGACTTCCGGCATCTTAACCGGCAACCCCATTTCTTCCCTGCGTTGCAGCCGTGTCTTTGACTCTCTGCCTTTCGCTCCCTTCTGATTTGTTGAAGGTTCATTTGGCTTAGCATGCAGCCAAGCCAAATGACGAGCGTACAAAACGAGATCGGTTAAGATGCCATCAAGAAATTTGACAGGTTAACGATCTCTTTGTTTAGCTGCTCCCGAATCCACCACGCTTTAGTCAGTGTGCCTTGGATGTCCTTCGGATCTAAAAATTCACCGGGCAAATACTCGATGTGTAAATTTTTGAACTCTTTAACGCAAGCCGCAATAAGTTCGATGGCGTCATTTTCGATATCATCCAAAGACACGTCTTTTTTGTTGCCATGCTTTTTGACTTTCTTAAGCATGGCGTTGCTTGCATTCTTGTACTGAGAGCTTTGCTTGCCGTAAATTACAGCTATCATGGGCTTCCCGGCTTTGTCCACCAACGGCTCGTCAGTGGAAGGGTGTTTCAGTTGGTATTCCGCAGTTTCGCTGAATGCTATTAACATGATATTTCTCCGTCTACAAATTTAAATCTTCCGTCTCATTAAGGTCTGGTGGACCGCCAAACTCAGCAGGAGACGGATCACTACTGAGAAAGCGCTATGCGGTCCACCAGAAACAGGTTAAGCCACAATTATGCGGCTTCGGTTACCACCGAGTCAACATCGATAATCGCAGGCGTGGTCGGTGCATTACCATCAATGGCGATGGTGACCGTATCCGCCGCTTCATAACCAGATCCGGTAGCCAGAACAGACACCGTGGTCACTGCGCCAGAGGCGATGACAACGGTAAATTTCGCGCCAGTCCCAGAGCCAGAAGTGGATGCTTGTGTTGCAGTGAACGTTCCGTCAGAAGCGTAACCAGTTCCAGCTGTGTTGATGGACGCAGTAAGAACACCAGTGACAAACAAGCGGATAGTTGCATTACGGTGAGCAATAGAAACGGTAGTACCAACGATGGAGTCAATGGTTCCGATATCATCGGTGTATGAATCCACAGTAGCGGTGATGTAGCTCACATCGCCATTTTGGTAAGTGATTCGGAAAGACACCGGGGTGTCAATGTCCAAAGCCTGAACCAGCAACGCTTGTCCAGCATCCAAAAGGTCTCGACCTAAACCAAGCGTTCTGGTGCCTTGGGTGAACGATGCCTTGAGGCTTAAAACCTCACGCTCGCCAAGCGGAGAGTGGTCTGTTTTATTGTAAGTTTTACCAGCAGAGCCGCCATCAACAATTTCACCGATGTCGGTGTATGTCAAGGCTGCAAAACCAGCGATGGTGTGGGTTGCAGGTAAATCCAGTGATATAGCGAACTTGGTGCCCGCTGCGGTGTATACTCTTGATACTGTCATGGGACAGATCCTCCTAAGCTATGTTTTGATACGGGATGGTCACTGGAGTTATCATCCAACTTCCATCAAAAAATGACGCACTGGGATAACCCTGCTCGTCAATTCTAACCCCAGTCAATTGCAAATTCCTGGGAAAGCCATCGATCACCGCCTTGGCGATTGCCGCGGCTTCTAATTCTCCTGAGCCCTTCTTGGTGTATATATTCACCTGAAGTAGCCCTCTTTCCTGGTTCGTTGTCGCAAGGGCCAAGGCCGCAGTCGTTGCCGGCAATACCTTTGGTGAGATAAACGAGCTCGTCGGTAAAGGGCCAGGCGCGTTCATCCCATGAATAACCACCCCAGCAGGGAAAGACAATCCCTGTAAGTGATTATAAAGGGAGCTTAAAATGACATCAACGGACATCTTGTATCGCCTTCTTTACTATTAATTGAAAATCCCTTACGCTTACCCTTACCATCCCAGTGGGGGCCTGTGACGACCAGCTGCCAAACTCAATCCGTCTTCCGTATGGCGTTGGATTGGTTATGTACATCAACTTGCCTGGAGCTATTAAAGCCGCTGCATTTATCTGGGACAACGAATCCGCCCCGGTCACATTCGGACCCCTTAGTGGGGGCGTCGGTGCTTCGCCGACCCCTGCGAACCAGTTGTTTACTAGGGTCCCGGGCCGGTACCCTTCCGGGGCCGGTCCGAGCCAAATACTAACGTCACCAATGGGCGTCCTGTTTATTATCAACGTAGCAAGACGCTTAAAGCTTAAGGAGATTATTTCGTCCTTCTTGCCTTTTATTCTGTGTGACCAGCTTTTTACGTCTCCGCCGAACCCCATTATGCCCTACCTTGTGCAATATAGAAAATGTTTTCTTTTCCAGGCGCAACTTTTTCCAAATTCACGATGCGGTATTCAACCGAATTGTCCACTATGATATCGTTTTTGTTTATCGTCAAGCCTTTGCCGCTGATCACAAATTCCTTGTCCTCAGCCTGAATGATTGTGCCGTCGATTTCGTCCACGGTGTAATCAAACGCGGCGGCTTTAATTGTTGTTTCAACAGGGACGCCAGCAGGATCGAAAAATGAACCTGTGTTCACAACAGCCTTCAATGTCATATCACGACCTAAGCCAGAAACCAACCGATGAATATTACTTTGAAATCCGTCCAACATCATATTGACCCTATGCTAAACATGTTAACTGGATCTTTGTCCAGTTGAGCCAACGCGCCGCCGGTCATGGCGTTCGCGGTCTCTCCATATACAGAGCCTAATATACCACGACCTTGCCCCATTGGAGTAAGATACTTCACCGAGTACTTGCCGCGTAGTGACTCTTCCGCTATGGTGCGTGATGCCACTCCAACCGTGGAAGAAGTAAATAAGTGAGCCGCTAAATAAGCCGTGGCCACATCTAGGCAAACTTCTGTCATACTCGTGGTTTCCTCGGAGATCCTCTCCATGAAACACTGCGCCGCGAAAAGGAATGGTTCAATTGCTTCATCGGCCAATTCACTTCCAGTTATATCTTTCACTTGTTGGGCTGTCGCGGTCATATTATTCCCCGGTCTGAACTTTTTGCATCGCTCTGATCACCAAAGCGGTCAGATCCGATATTGACTTTTTTACTTCTTGAAGATCCTTTTCGATTTTGCCTTCCAATTTGTCGTGGGACTTTTCTATGTCATCAATACGTTGGTGAATCCTTTTCAAAGAGCCATCAAATTTCGTATCAGATTTATCCATATCGACAACCTTAAATTCAAGAGTTTTAATGCGAAGGTCAAGTGTCTTTTCAACCTCCTTCTGTTCGTTCTTTAACTCAAGTTTTCTGTAGCGAAATGACTGCCACAAGACCCCAATAATGGCAACCCCCAACGAACTGCCGAGAAAAGTGATCAGCCCGTTTATGCTTTCCACAGCTTCTCCTCCCATGTCACGCCCTCCAGTCATTGACTACGAGAACGATCTCAGACCAAGCGATCCCCTCTTGATTTACTCCGTCATAAATAGTTAGCCTACAAACATATCTGCCTTTTTTTAATTCGGTAACTGTTCCTATTGATATGACTAAAACGGTGTTGTTTGCATCCAGACTCAATTCGGAACTTGGTGAGGTTATCTCCCTCTGCTGGCCGTCTTCGAAAGCCTCTTTTGGTATCCACAGGGCTGCAGATTGGACGGAATTATCTGGAACAACTTCCCCGTCCGCCAATAATTGAAGCCTTATGTTGTTTCCTCTCCCGGCATAGACTACATTCATATTCGTTTAACTCCATACACTGATTTCATTTGTTTTGTTGTTTTATTCTTGCTTTTAACCAAT